AGAAGGTGAAGAAAATCATGCGTAAACTCAGAGATGCATTTTGGTGAGTAAAATGAGGACAGAAGAAGAAATCATCAACAAGATGTTTGAGGCCGAAAAGGTCATGCGACATTGGGAAAAAGAGTTGCGTATGCTTACTGCTACTCACGGATTAGATAAAGCGAAGAATCGTAAAGACTTCATGGAGGCTGTAAGAAACTACAACGCTTTACGTGGAGTTGTAAAGACATGTCATTACATGTTAGGGAATCAGGAGTGTCCATTAATATGAGACATACAGTAAGTCATCGTTGCGAAATGTGTGATGGGGTTAGAAGCAGCCAAAAAAAGAGTCGAAGAGTAAAGAATACTTGGTTCATGTGTTCAGGGTGTATGAACAGTACACCACCAGATGAATACAGATGTAACGGTAAAACCGTAAATAAACAAAGATGTAAGAGATGGACATTAGGAAGAGGCTACAAGCGTTGTTCTATACATGAGGAAAAATAATGTTAGGTGCAATTATATTTGCAATGTGTTTTGGTTTCTCTTATTTCATCATACCACTTTCTGTTTGGTGGTCTAAAAAAACAGAGCAAAAAAATATTCAACAGTTATGGAGAGAAAGAAATGAAATGGATAGAATTCAGTAGATTAAACCAAGCGATAGAAGGACTAACACCAACAAGAACAATCAGACTATTATCCAAAGATTACCCTGAAGAGTATCTTTCATTTATTCAAATATTAGCATTAGAATTACCACCTAATAATTTGGCAAGTAAGAAAGCCATGAAGTGGATAACTAATGCTTTGGAAGTGTTCGATGATGAAGTAGAATCTGCTATTTACATTCACGGTGATATAGGGGAAGCAATGTATCATTTTACTGAAGATGCTGATGATTCTGATTTTAGCCTTGAGAGAGTTATAGAATTCCTATCTATGGATTGTAGTAAAAGTGATGGGCAATCATTTGAAATATTCAGAAACGCTTTCTCTGCTATGTCTGCATTAGAAAAGAAATGGTTTCTTAGGTATTGGTTGAGGACGCCAAGAAATGGAATTAATGCTGGATTAGTACAAAAACTACTAGCGAAGGTTTACGACAAGAAGTTAGTCGAAATCAAGAAGCATCATCAATTACATTCACTTTCAGATATCGCCCTCTATTATGGTTCAGGAAGAGAACCTCCCAATGATTTGACAGTGGGTAGATTCGTTGCTCCTATGTTAGCAAAGGTTGTTCCTAAAGAAAAGTGGCCTTCTCGATTTATTATTGAATACAAGTACGATGGGGCAAGATATCAAATCCACAAAGGAGATGCAGTCATCATCTTCAATCGTAAGGGGAAAGTAGTTACAGAAAAATTCCCTGATATGGTAGAGTTGGTAGGCTCTTGGGATATACCTGAGTCTTTCATTATTGATACTGAAATTTATCCTGTTGAGGATGATGGGCGACCAGCCCCTTTCAAGAAAATGGGAACTCGTATTCATTCTAAGAATGTACAAGAGGCTGTTGAAAAATGCCCCGTAGAACTGGGAGTATTCGATTGCATGATGTTCAATGATGAAAATCTAATGGATTTGTCTTTTGAAGAAAGACTGAATGTAATAAATGGGTTTCCAAAATTAACGAAAAGAACCCCTCAAATGCAACATCATATATTCTACAATTTAGCAATTAACGATGGTTATGAAGGAATCATGATTAAAGATTTAGATGCTCCATATGAAAGTGGAAAGCGTTCTACGGCTTGGGCCAAACATAAACCTCCACGATTTGAATTAGATGTAGTGGTAACTGGAGTTAGATACGGAGAAGGAAAAAGAGCAACAGTGTTTAGTTCATACGATATTGCTGTTAAAGATAAAAATGATTTTATTTCTATTGGAAGTATAGGTACAGGTTTTTCAGAAATAGATTTGATTTATCTAACTAATGAAGCAAAGAAGATAATTCTCTCAGTTGAAAATGGGACTCACAATCTTTCCCCAAGAATAGTCTTAGAAGTGACTTGTGATTTGATAACCACTGACAGTGAAGGTAACTTAGGATTAAGGTTCCCAAGACTTCTCAGAATAAGACATGATAAACCTGTATCGGATATTAACACAATAGAAGATATTCAAAGTATGGTGTAGAAAATGAAGACTGATACAGTTTGTTATTATACTGGAAATATACATAATGGACATATTCTTTGTGATAAATTCCTAACAGATACTGTAGTTACTCCAGACAAAACTATTGTTTCCTGCCCCGATTGTTTACGAATATTAGGAACGAAAGTTAAACAGAAATATCATACTCATTTGAATTATGATTTTCTTAAGGCAGGTAAATTGAACGAAGATAATATTCTAGAGTTTGCTGAGTATGAATCTAATCCTGATGATAAAGTAATATGTGTTACACCTAAAAACAAAACTCATTATGTTACTAATGACCCAAGGGAAGTAACTTGCTTACATTGTAGAAAATATAAATGGGGTAAGAAAGATAATAGAATATTCATTCTAACTGGACTTTTAGTTGAAAGTGGAATGGAAATGAGTAGACTCTCTGACCTAAATAAATTAGGCAGCCAACAATTAGAGAAAATGCTAGATGTTTATCTTCACGGAGGTAATGTATAAGGGGTGAGATTATTACTACCATCAGATATCAACATCTGGTGGGGGCAAAGTGAGAGTGAAAAGCCGTAATGGTGGCAATATAAAACAGAAATGGACAGATATATACGGAAAAATCACCGTCATTAATTACATGATTTATGGTGATATAGGTGAGAGAGATATGTCTGTCATTAACTATGCAATAAGGAAAACATTTGGCTTGAATAAATCTGCTCAAATTTTAGAACACATTGATTTTGAAATGGCTGAATTGTTTAATTTATATCAAGGAACCCACGTTCAGTGGGTATTTCCAGATGAGATTGAAAATAAAGAAAAGGTCATTCATTTGATATCTGAAGGATTAGAATTTCAAAGAATAAAGAGTGAATTTTTAGGAGCGACCATAGATGTTTACGAAAGAACAACTTGAAGGGATTATTGTGGCTTTAGCAAGCCCTGAGATTTCCATAGAGAGAGATGACAAGCAATCTATTGGTTACAGAATAAGATTAAGAGTGCATTTCAGAGCAATGAATAATGCTTTCATTTTAGGTTTGAAAGAAGCATTGGAAGAGAACGGAATAGATACTTATTATAGGAGTGAAGAGAAAGGAAGCAGACCTTATCCTTTACTTAGAATAACAAAGGTGGATAATCTATTAGATTTGTTCAGATTAATTCCACCTAAATTAGAGAACTGGAATGATAAATTTAATTCATTTCTTGAAGTCTTAACAATAGTATCAAACAAACATCATCTAACCCAAAAAGGGTTTGATAGAATATTAGAAATCAAAGGAGAGTGGAGTACCTGACATTAGTTTCAATGGGAAATAAAGAACGACCAGTGTTGATAACAGGAAAGACCGGAACAGGAAAAACCACAATGGCTAAGTCGTTAGTAGATGATAATCACGTTGTTTACTATGCTAATGAAATAGAAGCCAAAGATTGGAAATCAGTAGAACACGATATTATTATCGAAGAGGTCCATTATAAGGCCAAGAAAGATATTATCATGAACGTGATACGTCACTGTAAAACAACAATCATATTAACTTCTAACAATGAAAAGGATGTCCCTGCTGACATTAAGAATTCCTGTAAATTAAGGAGAGCAGGAACAACCCCTCATATCTTAGAAGAGATTAAGAAATTAGCACCAAGAAGTCAGAACCCTAAGAATACTGAAATGAGTGTTTTTGAATTGGTTCAAGATTATCTAAAAAACACAGATAGGGATGAAGTGGCTAATAATTTGAAAGAGAATAAACCGGCTGATGTTCAAATAATGACGTGGTTAGGTATGAACTTACATCCTAACAAATTAGCCTTTGTTGATGGTAGAGTCAAAAGAAGATGGTCACAGAAGTATTTCTATGAATTATTGGCTTACTGCCATGATGGTAGAATGCATTCCAAGATTGAGTATCCCAAAAGAGGAGCATATTCCAAAGTACCCACCATATTAAGAAAACTGAAAATAAAACCAAATCAAGGTTATTTGCTACCTCAGTTATTACAAGATGAAGAGTTTGAGATGTGGGCTAAGAAGAGACTAAGAAGCGATGAAAGTAGAGTGATAGGTATGAAAGATAGAAAGAAGAAAAGAAATGCACCAATTACACCAGATAGAACTTTGAAATTAGAAGGATGGTTTTAGACATGTTATGGACAGAGAAGTATAGACCCAAGAGTATTCATCAATTGATTGGACAAGAGACTTTCAAGTTAGATGCCGAACATTGGATTGAGAACAAAGATATGCCAAATGTATTGCTACATGGCCCTGCTGGAGTAGGAAAGACTGCCGCAGCAGGTATTCTCGCATTAGAGATATTGAAGCGAGAAATAGATTCTAATTTCTTTGAGATTAATGCAAGTGATGATAGAAGGTTAGAGGTGGTACGAACTACCATTAAAGACGTTGCACAACAAAAAGCAATTGGAGATGTTCCATTCAAGATTATTCATCTTGACGAATTAGATGGTATGACTCCCGATGCTCAGAATGCATTGAAGAGAATTATGGAAAGGTATGCACATAATGTGAGGTTCATCATAACGGCCAACGATAGAAGTAAGATAATTTATCCACTACAATCTCGTTGTGCTAACTATTATTTTTCAATATTAGATAACGATACAATCTCAACATTGTTGAGGACGATTCTACAAAATGAAGAATTGCCCCTGCCTTCAGAAGAAGACTTAGCCACTTTTATAAGCCACTATAACGGTGATGTTCGTAGAACAATAACGGAGTTGCAAGCCGCACTTGCAAGTGGAATAAGCCTGAGAAAGCAGACCGACAAAAGTTTGGAGCGTTATGATAAGATACTGAACTTGTTAGTAGAGGAAAAATATAATCAAGCACTAATGACGTTACACGATGCTCTATATTCTGGAAAAACTGTGAAAGACATTTGTTATGGATTACATGAAGTTATTGTTAAAAGTGATATGACTGATAATCTCAAATTCAAATATCTTAGAGCAGTAGGTGAAGCAGAATGGCGAGGAAATTCAATGACCCCAAGAGTGTTAGTTTCTTGGGTAGTATCTCAATTGAGGTAAGTAAAGAAAGGAAAAAAGAATAGAAAAAAAAAGGAGAATGATAAAATGGAAGAACAAATGAAAGAAGAAATAGAAAAGTATGCTGAGGTTATCGGCATTACTGTTGAGGATGCTTCAAGCATCTTTGATGGTATTGTCAAGGATAACAGTTTGGACGTGAAAACCGAAGAGGGACTCTTAGTAGCCCGAAGTGTTTTCAGGTCTAAATTCGCTCAGACAAGAGCACGAATGAAGAAAGAAGAAGGTGGAGAAGAAACGACAACGGAATACACTGGACCTACATATACCCAAAAGGCAAAAGGTTTCTTTTGGGCTGTAGAGAATGCCACTGATTGGGAAGAGAGGAATAGGAATAACATCTTGGCTGAATACCAAAGAGATGCTGATTCTGTTCTACAGGCTGGAAAGGCTGCAATGGCAGTTCAATTGTCTGATGGCCGATATGAAGTTACTCTCGTATTAGACGGAGAGCAGAACACTAAGGTTATGGAGAAATTGCCTGAAGTAAACCCAATGCAAGTTGATGATGACCGATGGCTTATCCCTGTAGATACTCGGAAAGCATGGGCAAGCGGTCAATCAAATCAATCCTATGGAAAGCCTCTACCTGCTAACCGTTGGCAAAGAACGTTGATGTTCATTGGAACTCTTGGTGAAGGAGAACCTCAGCAATATCAATTGAGAGTTAATGGGGAACAAGCAGTAGATTTCCATCCAAGGACTTTTGCGCTATGTGAATTTGATTGTGTGCCTAACTCTAACAACCCGTCTAATCTTAGTGCAAGGAAAGACGGTAGCACAATTAATTCACTGAATTATCTGGATGAAGAAGTAGAGATTTTGGAAATCGTTCAGAAACTATTAGGTGAGAAGATTTCTGCATTAGTCGCTCTTGACTCTTATCATGCAGATAATTCACATAAGCCTTATTCTGAGCGCATTGTCGTTACAGATGGTAATGTGGCTAATATGAATCTTCAGCCTTATGACAACGGAAATCGAGTTATTTATCTGAGTGATTTGAACGCAGATTTCGATTATGAAGGAGAAGGGTTCTCTTCAACTGCGTGTTGGGTTCCTTCTAATATTGAAATTGATTTCGGAATTGGCAGCAACATTATTGTTGTTGGTCGAACCTCCCAAAGAGAAGTTGATGGTGAATTGTCAAACGTTAGCATCAACGTTCTAGGGTTATATGTTGTGGATAGACATGGTAGTGCAGATGTTCCTGTGCAACCAGAGGAGGACGACGATTACAGTTGGTTCTGAATAAGATAGAGTTTAGGGGTTGGCCCAGTAATAGTAGAAAATCATCTTCCATGTTCATCGGGTGAGGAGGCTTCCATGTCCTCCTTTCTACTTCCCCTTCTCAATCTTAAGGAGAGATAATTATGGGATTAACATCAATGAGTAAACCAAAGCAAGCCGTAGATTCTGAACTTCAGAAGGAACTCCAATATCAGAATTGGAAGAAATTGACTTCTGAAGCAAGGAAGGAACAATTAGCAAGGAAACATTCCTTCATGGTTCTATCAATAGAAGGCCAAGCAAAGAAAGGTAAATCGGGATTAGGTCTGGATATCAGAACAGAAAAAGAAATTGAAGAAGGACACATTATTCGTTTCTTAGATTTTGATGATGGAGCAGAAGCAACTTGGAAAACATGTTGGGATTCAGACGAGAATATTTTCGTTTATTGTCCTAATCATTACAATAGTGATGGGACAGAGAATTATTCCTTGACTATGCAGAATGCGCTAAACTTTATCCGAGAAACAGAAGAAATGATTGCAGATGAAGACACGAATGTCAGAGCAATTGTTGTAGATGGAATGGATAAGTGGAATGACTGTGTGACTAACAAACTTCGTTATGAAAGAGTAAAGGGTGATAGAAAGAAAATGCAAGAGCCGATTCCGCCAACAGCATATGGAGCAAGAAACATTGACCATAACGAGTTGTTTATCAGCGTCTTGAAATTAAATTGTGATAAAGTATTCATCACTCATTTGAAGCCGACATTCAATGACCACATGAATCCTACACCAACAGGTTTCGTACCTTCTTGGAACAAAGACGTTCCAGATAAGATGCTTCAAATGGTGAGCATTAGGGACGAGAGTGTAGGTAACAACATCAAGTATGTTGCTCGGCTCAAGGCAAGTAAAACCAATCCCGGTATGATTGGTAAGACGTGGACTATCTTTGAATCTAAAGGAAACGAAGCCACATGGAACGGTATTCCTGAAATGCAAACGAGGGAAATTTGATTCACTACGGGGTTTGCCAAATAAAAACAACACAGTTCATCGGCTCTTTTCTCGCAGACTTGCGAGAAGTGCGGCAAGGGAGGGTGGTATCTTCCGGTTGTTCCCCATTAGTGAAAACAAGGTGATAATATGGAAATAGAAGTAAACAAAAAAGAGATTGTTGAAGCGTTGAAAAATGTAGAGATGAAAGGAAAATGGGCCACTTCAGGTGGGCTATCTTCAAAGTCTTTGGGAAATTATATTTCTTTTCAATTAGAGAATAACTCTCTATTATTGATTAATTCAGATGAATCAACAACAGTCATAGAATCTATATCTGTTGATTCTGAAGATGAAGGCTCTTTCGTTTTAGATATTGAAACTCTAAAGAAGTACTTGACTAAAATGAACGATACGATTACATTTGAAATTGGAGATACAATCGTAATGAAGTCTGATGGTAAAAGAGCAACAATGCCTGTTGTTATTGAGCATCCCTTTCATGGTAGAATTGGTAGATTTATTTCGCAATGGCCGAACCTTTCCTTTGAAGAAGAATTAGAGAAGATACCTACTATTGGTTCAATGAATCTAACCTGTGCTATTCAGATGACAGGAGAACAATTGTTCGATGCGATTGATGCTTGTGAGATTGTTAACAATGGAGTCTACAAAATTGATTATGTAGAAGAAGATGAGTTAAGCGAATCTAAGTGTGTTATCTCATCTGAAGAAATCATCTCATCTTATCGAGAAGAGATTGAATATTTATCCTCAATTGGGGAATCTTCCACTGTTCTTTTCAGTGGACCACTACACCGATTCTTCGGTAAGAAAGACACTATCAATGTCTTCATCGGGGATGACCAACCAATAATTATGATTAGTAATAAGAGCGCATTGATACGTGCTCCAAGATTGAATATTTGAGGTGAAAGAATGAACGTAGAACCTTTCCTCCATGCAACTTTGCATGAACAACTACGACCTGAGTATGTCATTACTCAATGTAAACCCCACATGTTTACTTTTTATAGCAAAGAAAGTGATGCTGAGTATGTTTGTCTTGTGAATGATGAGTCAAATTCATATTTTGAAAGTATGGCAAACAGTGGCACTCTCGGTTATGCCTTTACGAATACAGAAGATACACCCATAACCAAATATCGTAAAATGTATGATACAACAATACACTACCATATAGAAAATGTAGGCGAAGGGGAGTTAACGATTATAGGTGAAAATTTTCAATTAAATAAAGACCGGACATTTTTACTGGATAAAAAAGGTAAGATGTTGGGGTATATTGTAAATCCGCATGTGAATTTATCTGATGGGCAGGTCGATAAGGAAAGTGTCTCTATTGTGAATGAGTTCATGTTTGACCGCTTTTACAGTTATCAAAAGAACCCGATAGAAATTCAAGTCCACAACAGTATAACAACTCGGTTAGAGCACATAGATGTCAATGTTATGAAAGAGATGATTCTTCAAAGTCCCTTTTTC